TTGGTTAGATAAAGCCGAAGGAGTAGTCTTTACAAATTGGAAGCTTGGTAAATTTGAGGAGGTTGCTCCAAGTATTTACGGTCAAGATTTTGGTTTTAGTATTGACCCGACTACATTAATACAGACATCTATTGACAAATCAAATAAGCGCATTTACGTAAAGGAATTAGTTTATAAATCTAAACTTACTACTTCAGAAATATTTGAATTAAATCAAAGGTATTGTAATAATCAATTAATTATTGCTGATAGTGCAGAACCGAGATTAATACACGAATTAAGGATAAGAGGTAACAATATAAAAGAAACTATTAAAGGACCGGGAAGCGTTACAGCTGGTTTAAGTTTAATGCAAGACTATGAATTAATAATTGATCCTGATAGTACAAACGTAGTAAAGGAATTAAATAATTATACCTGGAGCGATAAAAAAAGCGATACTCCTATAGATGCATTTAACCACGGTATTGACGCTTTAAGATACGCTGTATATTTTCAGTTACATAAATTATCAAAAGGACAAACCATTTTAGGTTAAATACGTTATACTTATATGAAGATTAAAATACCAACATCATTAAGCGATATAAGACTGGAGCAATTTCTATTGTTTCAAAAAGTTATTAAAGAAAACCAAAGCGATTCATTTGTTTCTTTGGCAATGGTCAGCATCTTTTGCGATATATCAGTACCGGATGCACAAAATATAGAATTGAAAGATTTTAACGAGATAGTTTTACAAATTAGCGAAGTATTAAAACAACAACCGAGATTTATACAGCGTTTTATTTATAACGGCAAAGAGTACGGTTTTATTCCTAATTTAGATGACATTCCTGCGGGAGAGTATATCGATTTAGAAACATATTTAAAAAGCGAAGATACCTATCCTAAAGCGATGAATGTTTTATACAGACCTATAGCCAACAAAATGAAAAATTTGTACAATATAGAGGATTATAAAGGAGAACACACTGATTTTAATAAGCTAAATTTAGAAATAGTTTTAGGTTCTATGCTTTTTTTTTGGAATTTAAGCAACGAATTGTTGATATCTATGAAGGATTATTTAGCACAACCGAAAAACAGGACACTTTTGGAAGCAGCTTTGGATCAAAATGGGGTTGGTATCAGTCAATTTTTACAGTCGCTAACGGAAATATCTTCGATTTTGAAAGAGCGACTAAATTACGACTACACGAGTTCTTAATGTTTTTAGAGTTCAAAGTAGATTTGGCAAACGAAAGTAACAAACAAATTAAAAAGCATGAATAGTTTTTATAAAGTTATCAATTATTTAAAGACACAACTTGAAAACGATATTGAAGTTAATACCATAGTACACGGTGAAGCACCTGAAAATAAAAAGGATCTTTTTCCAATGGCGCATTTAATGGTAACGAATGGTTCTTTCGGTCAAGGTACTTCTATATTTAATTTTACAGTTCAAGTTTTAGATATTCGTAACGTTTCAAAGAAAATGAGTACCGATAAGTTTCTAAAAAATGATAACGAATTAGACAATCTTAATACCTGTTTTGCTGTTTTGAATAGATTAATAATGGATTTAAAACTACAAAGAAATAATTTAGATATTGAACTTTTAAATGAGCCGAGTCTACTTCCCGTTATTTATGAGTTCAAAGATACTTTAGATGGTTGGACAGTTGACTTACAATTATCAATTACAAATGAGGTAACCGTATGTTAGAGCAAAAAGAAACATTGTCTACACTTCAGGCATTTAATAAATACGTTATTAAGCAGTCACGAACGAATCTTACTAAAGGGAAAAAGAATGTTTCTAAAAGTCTTTATAACTCTCTTAAATCGACTGAAAAAGTAAACCCTAATTCGATTGAGTCATATATCGAAATGGCTGATCACGGTAAGTTTTTAGACAAAGGGGTAAAAGGTAAATTCAGTAGTCAACGTGCGCCAAATAGTCCGTTTAAGTTTGGAAGTGGAACAGGTAAACCAGGAGGATTAACCGAAGGAATTAGGGGTTGGGTTAAGGCTCGAAGGTTTCAGTTTAAAAATAGAGAAACGGGTAAGTTTATGAGTTATGAACAAACAGCGCAGTTAATAACAAGGTCTATTTATTTAAAAGGAACAAAGCCGACAATGTTTTTTAGTAAACCTTTTGAGGATGGTTTTAAGAAATTACCTGACGAATTAGTAAAAGCATACGGATTAGACGTAGAATCATTTTTAAAATTTACATTAAAAGAATAATGGGACAAAAAATAACATTTACTTTTCCGACAAGTACAATTACAGGGTACAACCAAAGAAACTTTAGACTTAAAAAAGACGGGGTTACTTTATTTGAAAAAATAGTAATTTTTACTCCTACAGTTGAATATGGAACTGATCCTTATCTTTTAACATTACCAAACCAAGACGCACCGTATAATAACGAAATAGTAAAGGGCGCAAATATTAACAACTTTGCAAATAATTTTAAATTATGGCTAACATATCAGCTGGCAGTTGAAACATATTTTTTCAATAACTTTTATTATGAGATTTCTGTAACAGGTAATGTAGTTGAATTAATTTGGGGAAGTAATAGTAGTACCGATACTTTTGAATTTGTTAATTTTCCCGACCAAACAGCGCACACTTCAGCTTGGTTAACTTATACAATTGAAGCGTATACAATTCCTGCTTTAATAGTTCCCGAAGTATTAGACGAACAAATAATACTTTCACGCAGTCCGTATCATTTTAAACTAACTCCTGGTATTACATTTGACGAAATTACAGCCGAGATTTTTATCTATAGAGGTCATAAAACAGATGATAGACCAGCTGTTTCTAATTATAATTTAAGTAAGTCAGTAGTGCAAGTTGGTCAAGGTGCGATAAACTTTGATATTCATAAATTGGTTAACGATTACGTAAAAAGTAATTATAACGGTATCGGAATAGATGGAGCGTTTACCACTTCATTATTAGATAGTGTTTGGGTTTATATTGATGCTAAAATTTATTTAGCAGGTGCAGAACAGTACCAAGCAAACCAAACTGTATTGGCTGTAGATGGTTTTAAATACCATACCGAAGTAGATAGCTTATCGCCTATAGAATTTCAGCAAAATATATTAAGTAGTATTACAAATCATATTATTTACAACGATAGCGATTATCCTTTATATTTTATTACGGAAGGTTTAACAACTATTACTGCAAATGGTATTAACGTACCTTTTACATTTAGTCAGGACTACTCTAACCAAAAGATAGGGTATATTAATGTTGCTAATTATATAGATGGTTCAACTTCTTTTGATGTGGTTTTTGCTTATGGTTTTGGGGATGTTACTTACACGCATAGCTTTACAATTAAAGACGAGTGCAAGTTCCCTTTAATGAATTGCATCTTTAAGAATAAATTTGGTTTTTGGCAAACAATTCCTTTTAATAAATTGAGTAAAAAGACACAGGAATTTACTAACGAAAGCTATAATGGTTTAATTTCTAATTATGGCAGTTATGCCCTAAATAAACATGTTAAACAGACTTATAATGTTAACGGTAAAGAAAAAGTTACGGTTAATACTGATTTTATACCTGAAAATTATAATGCATTATTTACCGAGTTAATGTTAAGCGAGTTTATTTATTTAGAAGAAAACGGAACAGTATTACCAGTTAATTTGCTAAAAAATACATTTGAGAAAAAGACAAAATTAAATAATAAGTTAATCCAATACTCTATGGATTTTGAATATAGCTTTAACCTTTTAAATGATATATTGTAATGGACATAGCTTTGTATATTTCAGACGTAGCAGAAATAAATTACCAAAGATTAGATTTATTTAAAGATGAAGATATAAGTATAAATCTAACATCTAAAAATATATCGGATATTTCAAAAGTATTTGCTGAATTTACGCAAGGGTTTTCAGTTCCTGCAACTCCTGCTAATAATGCTATATTTTCGCATTGGTATGATGCAACTGTAGATGGTTTATTTAATGCTAATAAAAGAGTACCTGCTTATATTGAAATAAATACTTTGCCGTTTAAATACGGAGTTATACAGTTAGATTCTTGTAAACTTAAAGGCGGTCAAATTTCGAGTTATGAATTAACCTTTTTTAATAAGGTAGTTAATTTATCGGATTCAATGGGCGATCTTGAGTTAAAAGATTTGGACTTAACAGCATTTGACCATTCTTATAATAAGACCGATGTAGTGGAGGCGATGTATAGTGATTCGATTCATGATGGCGATGTATACTATCCTATGATAACCAATACAAAGAATATTAATTACGGCGATGGCACAGATAACGATATAATTGATTCGGGTAATACAATTAAATTTACAGATTTTAAACCTGCTATAAGATTAATAAGGATAATTGAAGCGATTGAAAACGATTTAAACGTGACTTTTTCACGAGATTTTTTTGGTCGTTCTGTATTCCATAATCTTTTTTTATGGTTGCATAAAGACGCTAAAAAAGTTGACAACGCAGGGCAAAGAGAACAAATAAATTTTACAACTAAAGGCAATTTAGAAGATATTAGCGGTATTACTGTAAATTTAGCGGATAACTTTTTAGTAACAGATGCAAATGTATTAACTTTTATAACTATAACACCTCTTGCGGGTTTTGAAAATGTACCTTATATTTTAGAGCGTGAATTAGATGGTCAACCTTGGACTAAAATACCTGAAAAAAAAGGCACTACAGACAGTGAATTTAGAACTGATAACGATACTAAACAGCATACATTTTTTATAAATGTTACTCAAGAGTTCCAATTTGTTGCAACTTTAACCATAATTACTAAAAATACTTTTTTTTTAAAAACAGCGACATTCACAACTCAAATAGCAACAGGTAATATTTCTATTTCAAACAATATGCCGACTTTAAAACTAAAGGATTTTTTCGGTAGTTTGATAAATCAATTTAATCTTATAATAGTCCCAACAAGTGCTAATGATTATTATATTGACACGTTAGACAATTGGTATAGTAAAGGCGATACATTCGACATAACGCACTTAATAGATATTGACGATATCACAATTAAAAAGCCTGATATTAAAAAATTAATTGAGTTTAAATATAAAGAAGCAGGAGCGATTTTAGGTAAACGATTTTTAGATACTAACGGAATAGGGTATGGCGATTTAAAAGCTAAATATGACGATATTACAGGAAGTGATTTAAAAATAGAAAGCCAATTTGAAAACTTATTATTTGAAAGGTTGCAGGATGTTACAGTAGTTCCCGGAGTTACAAGTAATTTGCATTTAGGTTCATCTATCGATTTAAAATTAGAACCTTATAGCGGAAAACCTTATATGTTTTATAAAAATGGGGTGGTAAGTTTGGGAACTAATGCTTATGTAGACGGTTTAGCTTTTGAGAATGTATTTTTAACAGCAACGGAAGATAATACCGACTTTAACCAAATTACGAATAGTTTAAATTTCGGTGCTGAAGTTTCTACTTATTTTTTAACAATTGTTGAGAATTCATTATATAAGAACTTTTGGAAAACTTATGTGGATGATTTATACAACCAAAAAACAAGGGTATTAAATTTAAAATGCAAATTACCTATTTCAATATTAAGCCGATTATCTTTAAATGATAAATTGATAATCAATAAAAATAAATACAAAATATCAAACCTAAAAGTTAATTTAATTAATTCCGATGCAGACCTTGAGATATTTACTGATTATTCTTTGCCATCTGACACTATTGCTAATGAAATTCCTTTAACAGTAGATAGAACTGATATAACCGTAGATGCTGATAACTTAACAGTTGACAGAATTAGCACTTACGATGCTTTATATTCATTTATAGTTAACGGAATAAGCAGAACAACTTATACAAGTACAAACGCTAAAGAGTATTTTGAGGTAAAAGTAAATGCTAACACCAATTGGTCGGTAGTTAAAATAGATACAGGCGATGGGGTTTCATGGTTTAGTTGCGATAAAACAATAGGCGACAAATCTAATTACACTATGGTTACTGTAAACGCTAATGTAGGTTCGACCAGAACAGGCACTTTACGTTATATTATAGGAGGGGTTAATTTTGACTTAATAATAACACAATGATAAAAGCTGTTTTAGAATTATTGCAATTGCACGAGTGGTTAAATTGTAGCGAAAATATAGATATTGCAAAAGGTAAATTTGAGTTACCGAAAACATTTAAAAAAGCAACTAAAAAAATAAAAAGAGAATGGCAATCGAGAAGGTAGTTAATGTAAAAGTAGTTGACAACGTAGAAGCGACGACTAAAAATGTAGCCAATCTTAAAACACAATTAAGACAAGCGCAAAACGAGGTTAACGAATTAAGCGCAAAGTTTGGAGCGACTTCCGAGCAAGCAGTTGAAGCGGCTAAACGTGCTGCTCAATTAAAAGATGCTATAGGCGATGCTAAAGCGTTAACCGATGCGTTTAATCCTGATGCTAAATTTAAAGCACTTACTTCAACTTTAGGCGGAGTAGCTGGTGGATTTGCAGCCGTTCAGGGTGCTGTAGGTTTATTAGGTGCAGAAAGTCAAAGCGTAGAGAAAGCTATATTAAAAGTTCAAAGTGCAATGGCAATTTCGCAAGGAGTTCAAGCTATTGGCGAAAGTGTAGATTCTTTTAAACAACTTGGAGCGGTAATTCGTGCTACTACTATTTTTCAGAAAGCATTAAGCGCAGCAACGGCAGTACAAACCTTTGTAACTAATGGAGCAACTTTAGCAGCTAAATTGTTACGAGGTGCTTTAATTAGTACAGGTATCGGAGCGTTAGTAGTCGGAGTAGGTTTGTTAATTGCCAATTTCGACAAGGTTAAAAAAGTTGTTATGACTTTAATACCAGGACTTTCAGCGGTTGGTGATGTAGTTATGAGTATTGTTAACACGGTTACGGATTTTATAGGGGTTACTTCTGAAGCTGGTCGGTCAATTGATAAAATGGTTTCTGATAGTCAAAAAACCTTGAGAAAAAACCAAGACTTTTTAGATACTCAAGGCGATAAATATGACGAATATACAAAAAGAAAAATCCAAGCGAATATAGATTACGCTGCAAAAGTAAAAGAGGTTGCTGAAGATGAAACACGAACCGAAGCCGAAAAATTAAAATACCTAAAAGGTTTAAGAGATAAAGCGGATAGAGAAATACGTCAAGCCGATAAAGACAGACAAATTGAAAACGATAAAAAAGCAAAAGAGGCGCAAGATAAATTAAACGAGGCGGAGAAAAAAAGAATTGAAAAACAAAAAGAAGATGCACAAAAAGCAAAGGAGGCTAAAGATAAAGAATTAACAGAAACAAACGATTTTCTTTATAAAATTAGCCAAGCCGAAATAGAACAAAGAATACTTGAAAAAGAGCAATCGGACGAAAGAGTTATTGAAATAGAAAATGAGTTTGCAAAGATTGAACAAAGAGAAATTGTAAGCGCTGAATTAAGTAAAGAATTAGCAGACAAAGAAGTCGAAAGACAAAAAGCCGTTTCCGATGCTAAAATAGATTTGGCTAAAAACACTTTGAATTTAGTAGCAGAAATAGCAGGAGAGGGAAGCGATATAGCTAAAGGCGTAGCGGTTGCACAAGCTACTATTTCAGGAATAGAAGGAACGCAAAACGCATTTACAACCGCAAGTAAATCGCCTATTACAACTTTATTCCCTGCATACCCTTTTATACAAGCAGGTTTAGCGGGTGCGTTTTCAGCTTTACAAATTAGAAAAATAATAAGTACACCGAAATCAGGCGGAGGAGGTTCGACAGGAGGTTCTGTAGGATCAGCACCAACACCGCCACAATTTAACATAGTAGGACAAAGCGGTACTAACCAACTTGCGCAAACAATCGCAGGACAACAAAACAGACCAATAGAAGCGTTCGTAGTGAGTTCAGCGGTTACAACAAGCCAAGCACTTGACAGAAATAGAGTAAAAACAGCGACCTTCGGTGGCTAAATGATACCAATAAATAAATAAAACGTTAAACAATTAAATAAAAGTAATTATGGGAAGTATTAAAGGAATTAAATTTCAGCTAGCAAGTATTGATAAGTTTAGAAGTGAATATTTAAAATTAAAATCAGTAAATTCTTCTATTTATATAGATAAAATATCTTTAATTAGAAAAGAAGTTTTAAAAGGAATTGAAGAAGCTGGAGATTTTAGTGATAGAATTAAATTAGTTCTTACAGGGTTAAGAGAATTGGACTTAATTGACGAGGCTAAACCTTTTGAAACATTAAAAAACGACATAGACAATGATTTTAAAGAATTAGTAAGCATAAATGACAAGATAAAATCATTTTAACAAATGGAAACTTACACCGTAATATTCAAAAAAGAAGAAACCGAAGGAGTATTCGGTATTTCACTTGTAGAAAGTCCTGCAATGGAATCTAATTTTATAGCTTTAAGCGAACAAAAGGAAATCCAACTTAAAGCTATTGACAATGAAAAAAGGATTCTTTTAGGTGCGGTATTAATTCCAAATAAACCTATTTACCGTAACCAAAACGGCAAAGAGTTTAACATCGTTTTTCCTGCTGAAACTATTCGTTTATCAATGGAAAACTTTTTTGAACAAGGTTATCAAAACGCTTCTACTTTAGAACACGATGAGAAACAAAAACTTAAAGACGTTACTTTTGTTGAAAGTTGGATCAAAGAAGATGAGGTAAACGATAAGTCAGTTAAATACGGAATGAATGAACCAGTAGGAACTTGGTTCGCTTCTATGAAAGTAAATAATGATGAGATTTGGAATGACTTTGTAAAAACAGGCAAGGTAAAAGGATTCAGTATTGATGGATTCTTTGATTTAGAACGTATTAATTTAAAAACCGAGAATATGAATGTAGATTTAATTTTGAGCGCTATAAAAGACGGATTCGCTTCTTTGATTAAAAAAGAAGAAATCGTTTTAGGTAGCGTTATGACTCAAGACCAATCCTTGACGATTGACTTTGAGGGCGATACTTTAGCAGTAGGTTTACCGCTAACTATCCAAAATGAGACTGGCGATGTTATGCCGTTACCTGATGGGGAATACATCCTTGAAAATGGTATGGTATTAACTGTAGCGGGTGGTTTAGTTTCTGAATTATCAGAAGGACAAGCCGAAGCTGTTGAAGAAGCCGAAACAGAATTACCTGCTGAAATGGAAAAAGAAAGCCCAAGCGTAGTGAAATCAGAGAAACACACGCAAGAAATTTTCTACCAATTAGCACAGGAATTTGGTAAACAATTAGAAACTTTAAAAGCTGAATTAAAAGCAGATTTTGAGGCTAAAATTGAAGAACAAAAAGAGGTTATCTCATTAACAAAAAACAAACCCGCAAAGGAGAAATCATTTGAAGAAATGACTGCTTTGGAGAAATTTAGACTAACAAAAAATAAATAAAAATTATGGCAATTACTTACAATTCAGTTAACTACAGAGGAAAGGCAGCAGAGCCAATCGTTGAGGAATTATTATTCGAAAATGCAACTATCGCTAAAGCTTTAGTAACATTCGAAGAAGATGTTAAAGCAGAAACTATTTTCACAGAAGCTACTGCTACTGCAACTTTACAAGCTTACACATCAGGAGTACCAACAAGCGCAGGTTCACTTACTGCTTTTGATGTAGCGGTAACACCTACAAAAGTACAATTTTATCAAGAATTTGACCCTAACACTTTGAGATTCTCAAGATTTAAAAGAGATATGAAACCAGGTGCTTGGGAGATTATGAGTTCAGAATTTGAACAACTTGTTATCGGTGGTTTATACGCTAAACAAATCTCAAACGCTTTCGAATATGAGTTTTGGAATGGTGCAACGGCTGCAACTAAAACGGCTGTAGCTGCTTTAACTGCTGGAACTGCTAATACTTCGGTAGGTACTGCTGAAAAAACTAAAGTAGCTGCTTTGACTACAAGTCAAGTAGATGGTATTTTAGTGAAAATGATTTATAACGATTCTAACGCTTCAGCTACTGCTGGTGTTGGTACACGTGTAAAAGTGGCAGGTACTACTTTAACCGCTGCTGTATTGAAAGCGGAATTTGACAAAGTTTACGCAGCTATTCCTGCTGTAGCTTTGAATGGTACTGAAAAACCAATCATTTACGCTCCGAAATCAGTTAAACAAATGATTGCTCAAGCAAACAACGTTACAACTGATTATACTAAACCATTTAACGCAGACGCAGCTTACGAGAATATTTACTTTAACGGTTTGAAAGTAGAATTCGTTCCACTTCCTGAAAACGTTTTGATCGCTGCTTTAAAATCTCATTTGATTTGGGCGACTGATTTAGCTTCAGATGTTAACGTTATGCAGTTAGATAAAATTGCTTTGAACCGTGAGGATATGTTCTTGAAAAACAATATGACTTTAGCCGCTCACGTTGTTAACCAAAAATTCAACGTTCTTTACGTAGGATAGTCAATAACTTAAACCGCTCTTTAATTAGGGCGGTTTTTAATAAAATATATAAATATGGCTTGTGATATATTAAAAGGGCGTACGTTGCCTTGTAAAGATTCTCGTACAGGGATTCGTTATGTAGATTTTGGACTTTATGATGGCGATGTTTATACCGTATCGGCTCAAGAGATTGCTTCTTTACCTGCTGGATTAACAGAGGTTTTTCGTTATGAAGTTAAAGGTGCTGGTAATTCATTAATTGAAACAGCAACTGTAAACAACGATAATAGAACAATCGAAATTGTTCAAGCATTAGCTTTGAATTTAGCTAAATTAGGCAAAGAAACAGAGGTTGAATTACAATCTTTGCTTTATGGTAGAGTTGTAGCATTTATCCACGATTACAACGGAAACGTTAAAGCTGTGGGTATTGATTCAGGATTAGAAGCTACTACAGGAGTTATGAGTACAGAAGCGAGTGGATATACTTTAGCTTTAGAGGCGAGAGATAATAACTTTGCTCCATTCTTATCAGGTGCGGCTAAAACTGCTTTATTGGCTTTAGTTTCAGCGCAAGTAGTTACTGCATAATATTTTTTCATAGTGTTTTTGTTTTAAAGCGTATCTTAATCGGTACGCTTTTTTATTTGATACCAAACCACTAAAAAAACGTTTAATAAATATGAAGATATTTGACCCTACAGACGCAACGCACACACTACAAATTATACCACGTGAATACGTGAGTAGTGCGACAATGGTTTTAAGGAATGAATTAAGACAAACCGAAACAACTCATAACCTTACTTGTACGAATACAAACGGATATTTAACCGCTGATTTTACGCATACTTTTTCTGAAGGTGGTAATTATGAGTTTGAGGTTTACGATACTAACGACAACTTACTTTACAGAGGTAAAGCATACGCAACTACAAACATATGAGTATAGAGATTTTACAATTAGCAAACTATGTAAGACCTGAAATAAAAGAAAGTGCTTCGAAAGACTTTGTTTTAAATGGCGATAAAAATAGTTTTTACCAAGAGATTATTGATAGGTATAACGGTAGCGCAACCAATAGAGCTATTATTGATGCTTATGCACAATATATTTACGGTAAAGGTTTAACTTCAAATCAAAAAAGTACAAAGGCGATACAATTTGCGGACATTTTAAGAATACTATCTAAAAAGGATTTAAAGAACGTTTGCCAAGATTATTCTTTGTTTGGAGAAGCAAGTATCGAAATAATTTTTAAAGGCGGTAATGTTATGCAAATTAAGCATACGCCTAAAAATTGTATCGTACCTAATAAAATGGATGAGAATGGCGATATAAAAAGTTATTGGTATTCACGAGATTTTTCACAACCAAGAAAATACGAGCCTATTCAAATACCCGCCTTTGGTTTTGATACAATTAAAAACGGTTCAGCAATTTATATAATTTCAGACTATCAGGTAGGCAAAACTTATTTTAGTGATCCTTCTTACTTGAGTGGTATGCCTTACGCAGTATTCGAAGAAGAATACTCTAATTTTGTTGTTAACCACATTAAAAACGGTTTATCGTTTGGTCATATTATTAATTTTAATGATGGAGCAGACAAAACCGAAGAACAAAAGAAAGCAATCTTTGATTCATTTAGGCAAAATTTAGCAGGTAGCACTAATGCAGGTAAATTCGTTTTAGCTTATAACGATAACAAAGAAAATAGCGTTACTATTGAAGCATTAACTGTAAGTGATGCACATAAGCAATACCAGTTTTTGACTGCCGATGCAATGCAGAAAATAATGTTATCTCATAGGGTAACTTCGCCTATTTTATTCGGTATAAAAGATGCTACAGGATTTGGCAATAATGCCGATGAAATGCAAGTAGCTTTTGACGAATTGATGTTAAATGTTATACAGCCAAAACAAGAGGTTATTTTAGACGCTTTAATGTTTGTTTTAAATCAAAACGGTTTTAATATTGATTTAGATTTTATTCCTTTAAGACCTAAAACAACAAGCGAACAACCTACTCAATTATCAAAGCAAGATTCACACGACCATACAGACGACATTTTAGCGGATGAGTTAATGGGTTTAGGGGAAACTATCGATTTAGACGAGTGGGAGTTAATTGATTCACGTGAGGCGCAAAATGATGACCCTATTTCAGAAACTTCTTTTAAGTTAGCTTATGCACCTTCTAATTTTCCAATGAAAGATAGTGAACAGGATACAAGTTTATTTAAAATTCGTTATTCTTATGCAGGTAATCCAACACCACAAAGAGAATTTTGTCGTAAAATGATGCAAGCAAATTTAATGTATCGTAAAGAAGATTTAATTGCTGCGGGTAATAAAGCAGTTAATAAAGGATTCGGTCCTAATGGTGCTGATAAATATTCTGTATGGTTGTACAAGGGCGGTCCCAGATGCCATCATTTTTTTATGAGAAACATTTATATTAAAAAGAATAACGACAAAATTAGTGCTAAAAAAGCAAGGGAGTTGTTAAACGCTTTAGATCCTTCTTTAAGAAAGGAAGCTAACTTTGAACAAAATGACCCGTTAGTAGCAAAAATACCAAATGATATGCCTAACAATGGATTTTTAAACCCGCAAGGATAATGGAAACAATTTTATTAAACGATAACGAGATAACAGAAAGCACTTTATTAGGTGGTAATATTGATGTAGACAGGTACAAGTTTTGTATTATCGACGCTCAAATATCTAAATTAGAAGAATGTTTAGGCGAAACGCTTTATGAAAAGATTAAAACAGACTTTGAAAACGATGATTTAGCGGGCAATTATTTAATATTGCACACAAAGTATATTAAACCTTTTTTAATCCATCAAAGCGCATTAGAATACCTTAAAATCGGAGCGTACCACGTTAGCAACGGTGGAATATATAAACATACACCAAGCAACGGAACTGCAATAGAAAAAAATGAGGTGGATTTTTTAGTAGAAAATCAAAGGTCTAAAGCTGAAATGTATTTACAACGCATGGAAAAATGGTTGGCGGTTAATACAATCCCTGAATATTATTCTTATGTATCGGGAACTGTAACACCTGCAAGAAAGTCAAGTATTGGTAATTGGTATTATGACGGTATGGACTATAATAACAAACGAAACAAAAGCGATAATGACAACGAAACCGACTTTGGATACTGGTAAAAAAGAGCGAGAAGCTAAAAAAACAATTGAAAAACTGCAAATATATTTAAAGAAAAATGAGTCAACAAATAGTTAATGTAGGAGCATCGGCAAATGACGGAACAGGCGATACTTTAAGAGCTTCGCAACAAAAAGCAAATGCAAATTTTACCGAATTATATGGCAGTAAATTAGATTCGGTTGTTGCCGGAACAAATGTAACAATTGATAATACCGATCCTTTAAATCCAATTATATCAAGTAGTGGAGGCGGTACTTTAGACGCTTTGACAGATGTAACAATTGCAACTCCTTTAAATGATGAAGTATTAGCTTACGAAACAAGTTCGGGTTTGTGGAAAAATAAAGCTATTGCTTCGGGTGTATCATTCACAAGACAGGAATTTAGTTATACATCTTCTCAAGATTTCACGCTATCGAATACACCAAGCGCAATTTATGCGGTCTTTGTTAACGGTCAGGAATTAAATAGTTCTCAATATTCTTTTGTAACTACTACGCTAACTATTGCCGACACTTTAGAAAGTGGGGATAAAATAAACATTCTTTATACTCCTACTGCATCAGGTGTATTGGATTATTATACCAAAGCTGAAATTGATGCCTTTGATTACGAAAGCAATCATGCAGAATTTATAGAGGTAAATGAGTTAAGTGATTTACCTGCAGCAGTAAGTGGGGTAATTACATTAATAGGCGGTTATACATATTTATTTTTAAAGCATATCGATTTATTAGGTTCTCGTTTGGTTTGCGGTCAAGATACTGTAATAGTAGGTTGGTCTTCAGAAAATTGTTCAATTAGTTCAACGGGTTTAAGCGGTTCAACGGCTTTAGTTACTTCGGTTTATTCTTTACCAATTAGAAATATATCTTTCACTCATGCTTTAGTATTTAATTTAGATGGAGATGGAACTACAACGGCTTTGGATTGGTTCGGGGTTAATCTATTAAACTGCGCAAGTGGTGGAACGATTAAGAACTACACTAACTTTGTAGTAGGTGATAGTGCCTTGTTAAATAGTGGCGGTTTTATATTTGATGGAACGATAGGTACAATAGCATTTAGTAATTGTTTATTTGATACAGCAAGCACAAAAACAGCGATTACAGTTTTATCAACGTGTACAATTAGCAGACGATTGAGAATAATCTATTCATCATTTGTAACATTATCAGGCGAAACAGGAGTAAATTTTAGCACTTCAGCTACCGTAGGCGATGAAAAATATATTTTAGATACGGTTAACTTTAGCGGGGGCGGAACTTACACAAGTGGATTAACTCATACTTCTAATAAAGCATTGTTCGCTAACTGTGTTGGAATTACAAACACTTCAACACGTGGCTTCCTTTATATGATTAACAACGCAACCGATACAACTATCGGTACAGGTAACGTTAACGTATGGGTAAAAGCTGCAGGAACGACAACAAGTTCTACATTATCAAAGTTTACTCACTCAAGTAATAGGTTAACTTATGGCGGTGCATTTAGTCAATCATTTACAGTGCATATTAATACTTCGGTACGTAGTTCAGGAACAAACCAAGTAATTAGTATCGGAATCGCTAAAAATGGCACTATCATAGCTGAAAGTGAAATGACAATAAGAACAACGGTTGCCAATCAAGAATATCCAGGAAGTACAACGGCTATTGTAGAATTAGTAAGTACGGATTATGTAGAGGTTTTCGTAAGAAATACATCTTCAACAGACGTTAGACTTTCGGACTTAAATATGAACGTTACAAAAATACCAGTATAATGATAGGAACTAAAAAATTACCAAAAGGTCAATTAGAAATAAATCCAACAGTTCAAACCGTTACAAGTTCGGCAACGGTAACGCCAACAAGCGCAAATGATTTAGTTGTTATTACGGCTCAAGCTGCAGGTTTAACAATTGCAAATCCAACAGGTACAATGGTACAAGGTCAGGCTTTAATGATTCGTATAAAAGATAACGGAACGGCTCGAAGTATTGCGTTCGGTACTAATTATAGAGCATTAGGTATAACACTACCAACTACAACCGTAATAAGTAAGACTTTGTATTTAGGTTGCATTTGGAACGCTACTGATACAAAATTTGATGTTATTGGATTAAATCAGGAAGCCTAATGTATTATAGTTTAATTAGCTCAATGAAAAAAGCTCCCGCTATCGCTTTTGATAGTGATGCACAAGCTTTTATAACTGCTACTGGAATAACAGATGGCACACAACAAAACGCAATTAATACTTTGGTTTTAGATTTAAAATCTTACGGTATATGGAGCAAAACAAAAGCCATTTATCCAATGGTTGGAGGTACTGCAAATACTCACAAGTATAATTTAAAAGATCCACGTGATTTAAACGCTGCTTTTAGATTGTCATTTATTGGAGGTTGGACTCATGGAAGTACGGGAGCGAAACCAAACGGAAGTACTGGATATGCCGATACATTTTTAGTACCTAATACAGACTTAACTTTAAACAATGCAGGTATTTCATATTATACTCGAGATTTTAAAACACCAATTGCACCAAATAAAGGAGCATTAATGGGTGGCGGTACGGGTACAAGTGAATTATCAATTTTTGCCGATTATGCTGGGACTGATTATATCGCAAACAATAACGCCGAAAGCACAGGTACACAATTTGCGGGAACAAGAGGGTTTTATCATAACACAAGGATAGTATCTACAGGTTACAAAGTTTACAGAAATGGAACGGTTCGCTATAATTTAACAGCAGCTTCTGTTGGTAGAACTGCTTTAACTTTGCAAATTGCAAGGGTTAATGGTTACGGAGATTTAACAGATGTTGAGTGTTCATTTTCGGCAATAGATACAGGATTAACCGATACGGAATCGGCTAATTTTTACACAGCGGTTCAAAATATGCAAATAACTTTAAGTAGACAAGTATAATGAATGTATACAAACTAACAGAAACACAAAAGAACGCTTTAATAAGTCAGACTTATGACGGTATACAATATTTTAACCCTTCTTTAGATGCTGACAATAATTGGTTTATATCTATTGAAGAAGTAAATCAATGTATTAATGAATTATTTCAATGGGTTAAAGATTTGCCGATAATTACATACAATCCTATAATATATGAACGCTTTTAAATTTTGCATTATGACATTACCAATTAAAAAAATAGAACCGATTACATTTATAGGAATTGCTTTAGCATTTATTGCACCTATTTACCCATTAATGGCAACCGTTTGCACGTTTATAATAGCCGATGCTTTACTTGAGGTTATAAATTCCTTTAAGAATCATCAATTTTGCCCTACTTTTGTTAAAAGATTAGTGTTAAAATTTCTATCTTATAACATTTGTTTGATTATAATTTACGTTTTAGAGGTCAATTTATTAGGCGAATTCGTTAAAATGATTATAGGAGTACCTTTATTATTGACAAAGGTATTAAGTGTAGGTTTGATATGGTTAGAACTTAACTCAATAGATGAAAACTTTTATAAAATTACAGGTAAAAGATTCGTGAAAGAGTTCAAAAAATTGATTATATTTGGCAAAGAAATCAAAAACGAGATAGAAAATGGACAAAATAACGCTTGAAAAAATACAAAAAGCGCATCCTAAAATTAGAGAGGAATTAAGCGTATATTATAGAGAATGTAACAATTTACTACCTAAACACGTTAGGCTTCGTTTTAGCCACGTTTTTAGAAGTCCACAAGAGCAACACGCACTTTATATACAAAAGCCAAAAGTAACTAACGCTGATTCGTGGCAATCAATCCATAATTACGGATTAGCTTTTGATATTGTACTTTTATATGATAAAAATGGCGATGGAACTTTTGAAACTGCAAGTTGGACCATTGACGAACATTGGGATAGAGTAGTAAGCTATTTTAAAAGTAAAGGTTATGAGTGGGGCGGAGATTGGAAAACATTTAAAGATAAACCACACTTTGAGAAAAACTTCGGGTTTGATTGGAAAACATTAAAAAGTAGATTTGATAGAGGAATAATTATAAATGATAACGGAATTACATACCCTAAAATATAACAAAATGGAAAAAAAAGAATTGATTAATTTAGCATTAAAAGAAGTAGCTATTAAATATAGCGAAAGCCCAGCAACAACAAACGCTGGAAGGTGGTTGAGGTTAATTGTAAAGTATTTACCGACTGATTTAATTGTTAAGGCATTTGCTCACAAGTTAAGTAGGTAATTTAAACGGGATTAGGGTGTCTCCTGGTCGAAACTAAAACCTTGTAATTAATTTTGCAAGGTTTTTTTATGTTTTGTTATGTAATTAATAATTATTACTTATATTTGCATTTATAAATTATAAAACAAAAAAAATTATGAAAGTTTATGTAGTTTTAGATCCGCATAGTTATTACGGCAATAAGGATATAATAAGGATTTTTAAAATAAAAAAAGAAGCTGAAGAATTTATAAAATTTCATCCTTATGAATTTGAAATTGAAGAACACGAATTAATTTAAAAACAAAATGCTATGGAATGTAAATTATGCTATAAAAAAACAGAACATTTAGAAAAACATCATATAATACCAAAATCCAAAGGGGGTTCTAATGACAAAAATAATTTGATTTCAATATGTCAAGATTGCCATTGTAAAGTTCATAATGTTAGCTTTAGAGGTAAAGAGGGTATTATTTCTATTGGCGCACAAAAAGCAAAATCAAAACACAATGAAGCTATAGAATGGATTAAAAAAAATGAAAATTTATTAATAAAAAAAATTGATGATATAAAATATTTAGATGATTATAAACATTTAATAATTATTCATTTATTACCTTTTATTGGTGCTGTAAAACTTAAAGAATTTGTTTTAGGAAAAAAAAATATAACTATAAAATTAAATTTGTCTAATTTATTAAACCAAAACTATGAATAAAAAACTAAAAGAACTATTTTTAAAATCAGGACTATCAAAAGCCGAGTTTTCCAGAAAATGCGGAATTAAAAAACAAAATCTTAATCCGTATTTAACCGACCTATACGAAATGAAATTATCAACTTTTGAAAAAATAAAAAATAATTATTATGGAAAATAAAATGACAAAAAAACAAGCTCAAAGAAAATTATATAATATGTGGGAAACTGGCAAAGTTCCATCAAATTTTACAGAAGATCATAGTGAGTATAGTAGATGTATTGAACAATTAATGAGGTTAGGTTATTTTGTATGGGAAGATTTTTTTTAATATTTTAATTATTTATTTGCGTAATTAAAAATTATTACTATCTTTGTCAAATATTAATAACAAAAACAAAACAACTATGAAAAACTTCTTTTTAAAACTGGATTACCAAATTAAATTTTGCTACATTTTAGCGATAATCTTTATTCTTAACTTTATATTTAGATCATAATGGAAAACAAAGAAAAATTTAACGAGTGGATGCAAAAGATTAAAAATATTTATTTTGCTGACAATGAACAAATGTGCAACGCTTACACTAAAATTAATTAATATGAATTCATACGACGCCTGGAAAGAAGGTCGCTTCAATAGCGAATCGCCAATTAACCAAATAGAAGTGGATTCCGAAATAGTAAACGGATACGATACATTATCACAAGCCTATTACAGCGGACACGAAGAAGCCTTTTACAATCTCCAAATAGAAATATTAAAAGAATTAGATATTCTTTTAGAGATAGCAAAATTAAACGCATCAGGAACAAAAAGTAGAATTGAAGATTTAATAAATAAATGTAAATAAGATGGGAGCAAATTCAGAAACATTTTTAGAATTAAGAGCGCAGGATTTCGTAACAATGTACGATGCAAGTTTCACAAAAAAAGAAGCGCAAAAAGTAGGTATTAAATTGGTTACCGATTTACTCGACAACGGTAAGGTTGACAAAATGGAATTTATTGCTAATTTAGCACGTTTAAGCGAGGTTGTAGGTACTGCAATGACAGAAGCACGTAAACATATTACCGAAGAAAAACAGACTGTTATGGGGGTTGAATTTACACCAGTAAACGGAGGTAATACAATTAACTATTCAGAAGACCCAATTTACCAACAATTAAAAGCGGATTTAGATGTCTT